TTTAGTAATCTCTGGTATACTAACAATGCAGCCTTCACTGCTTTTGACAAGGCACCGGGGGCAACATCAATATCATTGCCATAAACCAATAACTCTTGCACATCAGGCGGTATATTGGCTTCCGTAAGTGCCATAAGAGCCGCTGTTGCCGCCTCTAAATCCGCGTCAACATGACTCATGAGATTGGCTCAGGCATAATCTGGAAAGGCGAACTCACCTTGAAGTTATTATCGACATAAGCCCATGGTGCGGGCCGTGCCGCATGGCCAACCGACAACGCCGCAAAGAACCTGATTGGTTCATAATGTTCTTCGGCGGTGAAAGGCTTCTTAAACAAGGGCTTATAAGATGACTGCCATTCCTCCACTAACACGTCATCCCGCACAAAGAAGGCATTAGACCCGGCAAAGCTACAACCAACCAACGAGTAGCCTTTGGTTTGCCCTAACCGGCACATCGCCTCCAAACTCGCACCATAATAGTGCGTGCCATCCCATTTCCACTCAGGGTCATAAGGCACAACCCGTGAGACAGGCGGCGGTAACAATGCATTGTACTCGATACAAATAACTCGTGGATTGATAGCCGTCAGCGCGTGCCATACCCAAAAGTCGTTGCCATCAATGTCAATGGATAATAGGTCAACCTCCCTGTCCATATTTCCGGTAATAAGGTCGTTGATATTTTCGGCATCAACTAGGCACCCAATAGCCTTCAGTGTCGGGAACAATGGACAAATGTTATGTTCAATCTTCTCGAAGTTCTCCTGCATCCCTTCAATCCACAAGCCACGCCAGCCGTCCACCAATAAGGCCACAGTATTACATTGCGTGCCATCGCCCGTGCCTATCTCAACAAAGGTGCGGTTAGTTACGCCAATGCGCTTGAATATCTCGGCAATAATGCCGTCCTCGTCGCATTGACTGTAGACACGCGCGCCATACTTAAGTAGCCGGTCATGGTCAGCATAACGCGGCAGGCGTAGAGTGTCCTGATAGATTTTGGTGTTTTCGATTTGCAGCGCATTCATTAGCAAGCGCGCAAACACGTGTAAAGGTTCTTCACCCACGGCACTATCCACAGTCATGATACTCATACGTTTTAACCTTTTTAACTATTGGTGGGCGTCCATTCGTACGGGGACCTTGGCTACCCCATAAGGTAGGCTCTCTGAGACTTGTACGCCTCAGCCACCATTACAATCATACTTACAATCCGTGGAAAAAGTCATCCTTACGGTCAAGCGGCGATTTGAAGCGGAAGCCAACCGGAGTTGGGCCGCCTGCCGGGGAGATACTAGCAAGGTAAGGCTGAATGTATGCCAACGCCGCCTTAGGCACGGGTGCAGCCCAAAACACATCATGGGGGCGGAAGAACGTAATATTCAAACCCGCGCTGGCCGACAACGTCTTAGCGATAGGGTCATTGTTATCGACCAACAGGGTGGGGTCATCCACAAGGCCTGCCGCTATCTCGAACATGGCGAAGGTTACACCTTGCGGGATAATCCCATCGGTAGTGTTAGCCAAGCCATCCCGTGGAAACGCCATGGGCGGCACGGCCCCTGCGTCGAGCGTACCAAGCCATTGCAGGGTATTGAGCCACCGTGTTGCGGATACAATGGCCTTGCCTTTGGTGTCATCGTCGGCTGTGCCCCACCCATCATAGGCAATAGCCGCCCCCAAATAGACATCAGCGTCTTGTTGGGTGCCGTAAGCATTGTAGTTATTACCTGCAACATTGACTTGCGGGTAAGCGAAGGTCATGGTTTTTGCCCCTTGCCAATATCAGGATTATGAGGGTTAAAAGTGCCTCTGTTACCTATAGCAGATTTAATCTGGGTAGGTTCGAATGCTATATAATGTGTGTCATCTTGGTCTACTTCCTTCATCGGGCGACCTATCTTACGCCCGCCACCAAACTTGGTATACACAGTGTGGTCAATGACCCCGTCAAACCCTACACCTTCCAGCGCTTGGCGATAGATTTCATGCGAGTTAAGATCACCTTTATCATCGGTCGCATAATTGAATTTTTCATCATTACGAACTAAATCATCTAGTTTTGATGCAGACATGCCGCCATCAATGCCATGTTCGTGTATTTTATCAACTAAATCATCAACATTAGCATCAGAAGCACGTGATGCAGCCAATTTCAGTTGTTCAGTAAATTTGGCTAGGGTACCGGTCGGCTCTCCATATAGGTCACTCTCTTCATCATAATTCAAATCATAATCAAGATAACTCTCATTCTTCCCACCAAGAGTAAATGGGTTTTCAAACTTCAGGTAGACTGGTAGCACTGTGCCTTGATTTGCAGCATACTTTTGCCGTGCTTGTTCTACCGCTTCCTCATGTGCCCCCTGTTGTCTTTCATATACTCCCTTACCACCACGTTCAGCCCAGTCAGCCTCCGCTTCAATACGGTCAGCCTCACGCTCAATCTTACTAGTCAAATCAGGACCGAACCCAGCATAATTTGCGTTAATATCGTGAATGCTAGAAGCAAAATAAAAACCAGCACCAAAGTCTGCTTCAACGTTAGCTTTTTCACGCGTAAAGTGTTCTATGTTTTGTGTCGTACCATGGTAAACAACCAAAGGTTTACCATCGTCATCTACAACCTTGCTGCCACCGAACCATGACTTAAACGCGGCTGTATTAGTAACGCTGCCACCACTAGTCCACTTCCCACCTTCATCCCGTGGTTCACTTGGGTCATAAGCCTTAGTCAGTCTATCTAAATACCGTTGCCGGTTTTTGGCACGGATTTCCTTTAGTCGCCCCTTAAGCCTAGCCTCAGGCGATAACCAATGAGGCAAGTTTTGGCTTACTTCCATGTGGAGAATATCAATAACCTTGGTCATGCAGCCTTCTTCTCAGGTTGCTTGTGTCCATGTGCCATTGGCACTTCTTCAAAGCTAGGCGCTTTATCTTTCCACGCATCCCATCCTACCCACGACGTACCGGCAATAACGACTTCGTGTTCATGCTGCACATTGATACCATACGCAGGCACGCTAACAACAGCAGTGCGCGGCACTTCGGCCCGAAGCACAACACGTGGGGTACCATCCCAACCGTTAGATACATCACGGTCAGATGAAGTTGACGCTGCACCATTGCGTTTCACAACTAAGTCAGGAAGCTTGGTGTAAGTTCTACCTGTCGCATAATCTTCAGTACCGGTGGGTGGTTCAACAGCCACTTTCTCTTCCTTAGGACCTTTGTAGTTAGCTTCTACTTCTTTGTTCTTTTGATTGGCCGCATCTTGAGCTTCTTCAAAGGTTTTGTGGTATGTCGGGTTAGTAGTTTCATGCGGGAAGTATGCTGAAACTTTGTACTTTGCCCCATACTGCTCAGCCGCTATCGGAGACAGTTCGACGGGAGAGAAAATTGGTTTATTAGTCAACTCTGGCATATTAATGCCGCGATAAACGTTGACAGTATGTATATCCGCCTTGTCTAACATATACTGCGAAGTCTCCCACTTGGCGCGGATATAGGCCTTGACACCTGCGTAGCCGCCAATGCTTTTATAATCTTCATTTGCATGTTCAATAGCGCGTGCTCTATCAACCCTTCCGTATTCATGCAACCGGCCGCCAAGTTCGTCCGCAGTGGCGACCTGCAACAAAATACCGCCACCTGATGTTGAACTACTCTTCCACCTGTCCCAAAGGTTAGCGTCTTTACTAGCAATATCTTCTACACTGATAGGTACTGAAGTCATTTTGGTTGAGTTATTAGGGTCATTCCCCGTAAGGATACCGGTAAGGCGTTTTCCCGGCCCAGTTATACCGCGTTCAGCCATAATCTGCGCAGCACGGTGCGCCGACAGATAATGCGCTACCGCTTGGGTCCGCTTGTAGTCAGCATCGCCGCCGCCAGTCTGAAGCGGGTCGAAATGCTTGGGCAACTCAGTCAACTTCTCATAAGTGTTAACAACCGCTACCGGGTTATCTTCGCCACCCACAATGCCATATGTCTTGGCTAACGAAAACTTTTCCTTGTTAGACTTACTGTCGAAATACTCAGGCATATACTCCAAGGCGTTTTCACTCAGATACTCAGGCGGTTCCATGGCGCATGATTTATCGTCAGCGTACTTATCCAATGCTTTGGTAACAGTATCTCCAATATCCTTCCGCATATCTTCGGTTAACATACTTTCCGGCTTTATTGGTTCGATACCGGGGAGCACAAGCTGATTAGGTTCGAGACCTTTTGGCTCTTGTAACTTGTCATTCTTGAAATTTATGTTTAGACCCTTTTCAACATTGCCACTACCCCAAGCCTGATAATCCAAATCTAATGCATTCGCTATCTGCAATGGTGTGAATGGTATTTCAGGCTTGCCCTCTTCTTCACGCGCTTCATAATGCTCTTTCAATGCATCCATAACCCACTCAGAGTCCTTGTCTGTGCCCTTATTAAACTGCCACACACCTTGAGATGCAGCATCATCCTTGGAATCACCATTGTCATGCCAACTAGTAACTTCATCGGCAATGAACGCGTCCTTATTTTCTTCAATCCATTTCTCTTGTATGGACTCTTGGTCAGCATCGCTTAATTCATCCCAACTTTCCGGTTCGTGGGGCGGTTCTTCCTCTTCTTCTTCAGGCCCCTGCATCGGTGCGTAATCTTTCTTTGCAGACTCTGCCTCTGCCTCAGAAGCAAATACAGCAGGTGCAATTCCCGCTGGGTTTGTTCCATACTCACCGGTTGATGCTTGTAATGCAAACTTACCTTCACCGGCAACTGGATGCGGGACAACCTTCCAATCACTCGGTACACGCCCAGTCGGCACCACATCTTTACCGGCAACGGCGTCAGTAACAATCTTTTCCAACTCAGGTTTGGCAATTTGGTATTCACTCTCCAAGCGTATGGCTGTTCTCTTATTCCATTCGTCGCCGCCGACGTTGATGGCTTTAGGGTTAAGTTCACCAGATACTTTCGGCATTGGGCGTAGCGGCTCAGGCAGCGGCTTCGGTGGTTGCGGCGGAATAAGATTGGAACGGTCTTGTTGTGCCTGCCAATACTCTAAGATTTTACTGGCATGTTCTGGAAATTGGTTAGCATTGGTAACTTGAACAGCGTGACTAACCTGAACCCCAACGCCCTGAACAGGTGGCGGATTATATAAAACACCCGTCTCATCAGTGGCAGCAAAGCCCACCGCGTTCAAAGCAGCCCGTGCAAGTCCGACACGATTGTTGGCCTCCTTGACCTTATCATTATAGGCCTTAAGCTTCGCTTCATAATCGGCTTGGTCACCGCCACCTTTCGGCGCAAACTGCCCACCTTTAGAACTACCAGCAGGTTCATGCGCTTCGTTATACTTGTTAAGCCGGTATTGCAGCACTGCCAACTTGACCACCAAGTTGCGCACATCACCCATTGCTTGGTGCGGCCCGGAAAACTTCTCAGCCAATTTGAGCAACGGGATGATGCCCATATCGACGCGGCTGACCTTCATCTTGGTCTTGAACTTGTTGTCGGACGCATCAAGGCCGACAACGGCCCCCCAATGATGGTGACCATCAACGATGTAGTTATCCTTGGATACAATCAGCCGCCTATCATCGGGGTCACGCTTGCCCTTACGCATCTGCTTCATCATGGCAGATACCTTAGCCCCGTTTAGTTCGTCCTGAGTGGCGCGAAGGTGGTCGGAATACTCGCGGGTCTTTTCGACGTTGACACCATGATCCTTCAAGTAACCTAACAGTTCATCAGGGTCCTTTAACTGAGGCATTTTCACCCGTGGAATGCCCTTGGATTCAGCACAGAACAAGTTGGTGCCTTCAACGGAGACGTTGCACAAATTGAAGTTAGGCGCTTTCTCGCCGTGCTTTTCCATATCCATCGCCACCTTGCCGAGTTTCTTGATCAAGGTAGCGACTTCACGCGGCTGATTGAGTTCAACCTTGCGGTTATCCTTCAGCGCTTGGATAGCGTCATAGACGTTGTCAGTGTGGATGACGCCACGGATTAACTGGGCACTCTTGGAATAGCCTGAGACTTCACCGCCAGAAGCAAATTCGCCTGTCTTCGGGTCGTGGTAAGTGTTGAACTTAGCTAGATCAGGAACAACATGAGCAGCACTTGGCACCACTACCGATATTGAACCGGCATCCTCACCAACATTGCGATAGTAATAACCACTCTTAGCCTTACCTCGCTTGAGTGCTCCTGCCATATAGCCATTGGCTTTGAAATCATCGTAAGGCGTCGTTACTGTGTTATTTATATGCCCTACAATATGGAACGGGCGAACGCTTGGTGTTGCTGTAAGTGGTACCTTCTCACCATTAGAATATTTAGGCCACTCCTTTGGATTAGTTTTAAGATAATCTTTGGGGTAAAAATCTTGTTTAGGGTAATCACTACCAGCACGGAAACCAGTTCGATTATATCCTCTCGGATCAAGACGTGCTAACGTGTCAGCCCCCGCAAGTAACGTATCGCCATAATGCTTATCCCCAGTCCAACCATGTCCATCGGCTGGAGTGCCTATACGCGCTTCAAGTGCTTGTGTTGCTGCTTCCTTAGTCCCTAAATGAAGCCCGGTAGAACCACCCACAAGTTCACCTGACGGCGAACCATGCCACCAACGTCCCCTTTCATCCCTTGGTTCGCTTGGGTCATAAGCCTTACCCAACGGCGCTAACGCAGCCAACACCCGCTCACGGGCATTGACTCCTTCAATCGTCACGTCAGTGCCAATGCCAGTCCAATCCTTGCTGGGGAACGCCTTGGACAACGCTTCAATCACGCGGGCGCGGGCGTTAGTGCCGTGGATATGGACGTTGGTTTGCATCATTCGTCTATGTTGATATGGACGATTTCAGTCTTGGCAATCGGCACGCTGAAGTCGTTATAGTCAGCAAAGCCATTGCCGGTCCAACCTGTCATGGACTTAGCCACCTTACCATTAGGCTTGCCGACTTCTTCGTCCTCCTGCTGCTGTTGGTCCTTCTGATCCTGCTGCATCATCTTCAACTGATCTTTCGGGTCAATACCGCTAGCAGGCGTGTAGCCCGGTTCACCCGGCCGTGGCTGCGGTGTCGTCAACTGTTCAGACATGTCTTCATGCCTTTCAAGGTCGATATTTGGCATACCCATAAGGTCACGGATACTATTCTGTACCTCATCATCAGGCATGATTGGCGCACCACTCACCGCCATGTTGCGCAGCACGTTGCTGATTGCCACCACGTCCTTAGGTGACACATCTTCGGCCTTGAGTTCAGGCATCAACTCGTCGTCAAAGCCATTGAGTTTCCACAACGGCCACAACACGTCGTGTTGCACCTGCAAGCGGATATCTCGCAACACACTGTTGGCTAGGAGATACAAGTTCGACGCCTTCTCCTTGGCCAAGGCAAACGAACCCGCTGCCGTCGCACCAAGCATAAGATGCTCGATACCAAGGATACGGGCTATCTCGTTATTGAGGCGGGTGATGGCGTTGCCCACGTCGGGCAAGCCGGGAGCCGCACCTTGGATAAGCTCGACGCCCCACTTGTTCTGGGTCGCCATAGTCTCGCCAGTATCGGTACGGTCAACGTAGGGTTGTGAGTTGAGCAAAATAGCCGTATCAGTACCCTTACGCTCCAACCGCACAAAGTCTAGCAAATCGTCTAGGGCCTTCTGGTAGTCGCCTTTGGAAAGTTGGCCCTTGGATACCAGTTGCTGCAATTCGTCAATGGGTGCCCTTCCTACGGGCACTCCGCGTAGGTCCCTGAGGAACCCATAACCTTCCTGCCGCTGGTACTCCCGAAGCCGGTCTACCGGCTCGACCACATGGCGCAGCAGCCCTAACCCCTCAGGGTTGTCCGTCAAGGTATCATCAACCAGATATATACATTTGGCCCTAGGCAAGCCTAGCTCACGGCCGGTCAACGGGTCGCGTTGCCACACACCAGTGACATAACCCCGTTCGTTCACTTCCCATCGCCAGATTGTCCATTGCGGCCTTACCTCGATATCTTTCAGGCCGATTTTGCCGTCATCACGCCGCTTGGCCGTCCACTCTTCGATGGCGAAACCGTAGAAGCGGTAGGTGCCCATACGCCGCACGACGCGGGACCACGGTGTGTGCAACTTCTCGAACAATGCTTCTTCAACAAATTCAGCGGCTTTCTGAGCTTCGGCAGTGTCGTTAGCAGGCTCACAAGACCATGCCGGTTTAGCCACGATATTGAGAAAGTAACGCATGCCCGCCGCGACGATGCTGGTATTAGCCAGAATGTCGGAGAAGGTGCGGTATTTCTCTTGGCCAATGAGTTTGGGGTTGCGCTCAGGGCTGAGTACGTAGCCCGCATAAACGGCTGTACCCGACACGCCCATAGGCGTGAATGGGCGTGCGCGCGGCAGTACAGCATTGAACAGCCTAGGTAGACTCGGAAAAGGCATCGTCGTTCTCCTGGCGGCGCTCCTGAATGGTCAGGCCTTCAATACGCCGCCGATTGCAACACATCCAACAACTGCACAGTTTAGGCTGTTCCTTGAACTTCGCCATTACCCTAGCGTCAGTCCAACAGGGACAAGCCAAATCGTCATAATGTTGGTTACGGTCTTCTTTCAGTCTACGCCACATCTTCGTGACGGCCATATGCCGCCGAAATGCACGGCCTCGCATGATCACATCTCCTATAAGCGGGCGCTACACCGCATGGGTGTGATCATGTTTATCTCCTAATTCTGAATAGTTAGGCGCGGGGAGCCGCTCTACACTCCACCAGACTGCGCCTTGCAGGGTTGGCGTTCCCCTTGCAGCCTGACTTTACCGCGCCTATCCGTTTCACCAACGGATTCACATTATATGGAAAATGTCGTGCCAAATCCAATAACTATACGGCTCACCGGCACGGGCGGCACTGTAACTAATGATACAATCGAACGGCGTCCATAGCACCGACAAGATGAGTAATCGCTTAAGCCAAGTCACACCTTGACTACTCGGATATGAGGATAGTGATATTTGAAGTCGCGAATGTGGGCTTTAACTTCTTTCTTGCTGTTGACTCCAATTGTATCGTGATCCCCATAATCAGCCACAGGATGAATGTAGTATTTTCCAGGGTAGAAGTCCCGCGCCGCAGTTTCAGCCATTACAGCCGCTTTCCTGCCCACATAAATCGAATGGGGGGCAGTATCAGGCAACGGCTCCCCATTACGCCCTAAGTGGGGTATTCCTTGACTATTCAGTTTCGGGCCACCGCGCGCGTCACTGCCGTGGCCAAGAGCATCCTTAGCCTTGCGTAGACGTTCTTGAAGGGTTCTTATTCGCTCTAAGTTCATAGCGCCTCAATCCACTTGATAGCATCATCAAACGAATGAACCATCTTGGTTGAGTGGTAGCGTAGCCAAGGGCTAATACTAGTTTCGGGTTTGCAAGCTACTACAACTGGTATGCCCTGATTCCAAGCGTAAAGGATTTCCATACTAGTGCCTACACTCGGCTTATCATAGTTAACCAATAGAACGTCGGCTGTGTCGATGTCTTCCTTGTCACCTTCAACTATTTCAACATAACACTCGGCCTCACGCCCTCGATAATCACGGCACATCGGGTCAAGTGTGTCAGACAAACGTTGCTTCACAAACTCACGCCAGTCTTTGCACTCTTCATCAGTACAACCATTGATTGGCCCACACAAATAGACTTTCATGACACCACGTCTTTATTCACTTTAGTCTCATCCCAATGCAACTCCCGCAGGGCGGCCTTACGATATTCCAACTCAGTTATGGCTTCATGAAAATCAGCGTGCAGTGATAATGGGTACCAACCACCGCCTATGAACTGCTCAACTTGATACCACTTAGCCGCCGTTTCAAGCCGGTGGACACGTAAGCCGTCTGATTTGGTACGACTCATTTCATTGCCAGATATATATTCCGTAAGCTCATCACGATTACGGTCAGTTCCAGTCCAATAATGCCCCACGCTATGGGCTGAAGTAATACCGCCCAAATCAAGACAGCCAAACACCCAACGATTGTGATGTAAGAGGCTAACAATGGACGCTGCACATAAAAGAAATAAGCCAACGCGATGGCCGCCATACCCAACCATTGCAACAAGTCCATCATCATATATACAGAAACTTAAGCCCTAAAGCCTTGGCAGTGGCCCATTCAGCAAAGGCACCTGTTGAGTGTTCCCATCCTGGGAGCATTGCTATCATCTCAGCGTGGCGGCAAATCCAGTCCAGGTCTTCGGCCAAAGCAAGGTTACGTTTGAAGCCGTGGTTCTGTTCAGCCCACTCTATGGTGCCCTTTTCATTACCTTCGGCTATGTCTTTACCGTAGCGGTTCGTATCGAATCTAGCTGGACTAAACACCTCATGCCCTAAGCCTTCAAGATACTTCTCAGCAGCATGAAATGCGGGGTAGTTCCAGTGAGGTATGCCTTGCATTGGTCCTGCAAGATACACTTTCATTTGTCACACACCTCTGATGCAAGTTTGGCATACCCGGCGATATCGTCCCAATGGTCCTTGAAGTTGGCATGACCAGATAAGATGCGCGACAACTTCAATGCAATCATATCTAACGCTTCACGGTGAACACTGTGTACTTCTGTGGACGCACCACGAAACTCAAGGTTCTCATCGAATATTGTTTTTAGTTCCTGAGATATCACTGCGTTCTTAGTGAACGAACCGTGCGTTGTCTGCCGCTCTTGTAATAATGGTTCACGTTCAGTCACTTTAACTCTCCTACTATTCCCACATCCATTTTCCAGTGTAAGTCCTGTGAAACACAATCCCACCACCTGTCAGGAATGCTACGACCGCTGCGATACCAATGATTGTAAGCATTTTGGTTTCTCCTGTGGTGTTACTACGTAACCATACAGCGTTACGCCTAAAGCGAACGGCGGGACCATGACATACAGCAATCCACCGAGGTATCCCCAACGCATTTTACTTATCCTCAAAGCCACAGATAGCCCAACTCGGAAGCGAGTCTTCAGAGTCTTCACAGTCTTCATACCATTTGCGCACCAAACGGTACATTCTTTTATTCTGCCACACTCGTTTGGCGCGGTACTTCCGTGGTCGCATCATGACTAGGCCGCCTCATCGGGTTGCCTCGCTCTGATGTAATTTTCACTTCCATCACTGTCTTGCTCGCTTCCATGTTAAGAACTCTGCGGCCTCAGCCACATCGGGAAAACACCTGATACGCTTGGGGCCATCGTCACTGGGGTCAATCACAGCAGTGACAGACGCACCGTAACGCTGTGAACCCTTTCCAAGTTGGACGGAGAACTGGTCGATGTGTTTGTAGCCACGCGCCCGAATGAGCCAGTACACAAAGTTTCTGTAGTTGTTTTCTTCCTCATGTACCGCCCAACAATGTTTGTGTGCGCAGGCGTAGATATGTGCTTCCTCTCCCCACATTGCCATTTTCTGCGCGCCATGAAGTTGATTCCACTGCGACGTACCGGGGAAATCATGCGCCATGTGGATACGAATGCGTGTCTCATTTGGAAACACTAACTGAAAGCGCGCCTGCCAATCTTCGACCGGCACTATTCCCGCGTTGGCTTTAAGAAGATATGGACCGTCATTCCAAGCGTCGTGATTACCAATGATATGACACAACCACTTGACGTTGCTTTCTCGCATCAACCATGCGGCGATCTTCCACGCCTGCTTTTTGCTCATCTCATGGTCGGCATACAATCTTACTAAACGACCAACCCAGTTGTTTGTAAGGTCATTGCCGCCAATCGCATAAAGACCGTCAGTCTTTTCAAGTATTGATACATGTTCACGTAACAGCGGCCAATTAGTCCCGCCATCATCAACATGCGGGTCGCCCATAAAGACCACGCCAATCGGTTTATTATTGTTTACTTTGATTTCGAACCAACGCCGTGCTTCGGTGTAAACTAATTTTTCGTTGAAACGTTTACACGCTTGGTCAATCAATTCTTCGACAGGCAGTTCACTGGATGGTAAATTTGGTAACTCAATTTCAGATTTAGGTGCACCGAGGCCGTTTCTTCCTTTGCCTTTTGCTCTAGCTAACCTATCAAACAGTATACTGCGTGGTATACCTAACAACCTAGCTGCTTCTTTCTTATTTCCTCCGGTGTTTTCTATTGCTTCTAAAACGTCGTCAATCATACTTTGTGTTAGTGGTTTTCCTCTAGGCATGAGCACATATTCCTTTTGAAGAAACAGTGTACACAACCTCCCGTTGTAGTCTTTGGTAGCGGACAGTATACCTATCTAAAAGAGTTGTCCACAGGCACTTTAGCAATCAAATAATCATAAACAGAAAAGGGCTTCTTCTGATTGATTCTAGCTTCTTTGTCAGCAAGGATTTTGGATAGACGGGCAATCTCTTCACGTAGTTCCTTTACTTCGGCAAGCAGTTTGGCGCTTACTTCCACGCTTTCAAAGTCGAGGCCAGGGTTAGCCCGCTTGACTAGGCGCTGCGCGAGTACGTACTGGCCGGTGGATTGCGCCATAAGCGCCTGTTGAGCCAACGTAACCAGATATTCGTCCTTCTTCTTATCCTTCGGCAAATACCCGGTGTGATAGACCACCCATTGATTAGGCGGGATACCAGCCATCAAATCTAATATATCACGCATCTTAACCACCATTACCCGACCTTATCACTTGGGCGTCACTGCCCATGTGGATTGGTTCTTCCTTCTTGCGCCACAACGCGCATTCGTCATTGCTATCGACAATAGCACGGGCTGTTTGTATGCCCATCTGTCCCGTCCTTGGGTCGGGGGCCACTATAGGCGTCGGCGGCACGCCCCAACATACCCGCTTGGTAAAGTCCTGTGACATGAACCTGCCGAAGTGGCATTCGCCACACGTATGTTTGTTAAGTGCTGTCACTTACTTTCTCCCACTACCAATCTTCGTTTCTCGCTCTGGCGACGTGCGTGCTGAAACCAATGCAAGCCAGCAATGTGATATTGATACGGTGTTAATCCAACCTTCCAACCTTGCCGCGCAGTAAATCGCACCATTTTACCCATCAAAATACCGCGATGCTTTTTGTTAAGTGTCACTTACTTTCTCCGTGAAACATCAACATGATTACTACGCACGCCACGAAACCCACTGTTAGTGCCGACATTCTTCCCTCGTTGTTTATGCTTTAGCATGCTTGTGAGAGTGACTGTGTTCGTGTTTGGACGCGTGCTTGGACTCGTGCTTAGTGTGATGCGCCACTTTCTTCTCGTCATGCTTCTTCTCAGGCGCTTTTTTAGCGACGTGCTGCAGTGTAGGCACATCATCCGGCTTGCCGATAAACATTGCCAGGAAGTGCTTGACGCGCTCTGACCACATCTGCACGAAGTCACCCGATAACAACTTCTCCACTGAACCTGCGGTCTTCTTTACCGTTGGAAGCGTGTTGCCCCAAATCGCCTTCTTACACCATCCTTCGCCCTTCTGTCGGCCTTCGTCGGTAGCGCACATGCTTTCCCATGCGACACGTTCCGGGTGGCTGACATGCTGGGCTGCGCCTTGCTCACCTTGCTGGTGGATAAGGTAGAGGTATTCTGGCGTTGCTTCTTTATGCGTCTCGATTTCAAATAGCTTCGCAGCCGTTGCAAATTTGTAGGCCGCAGCAATCGCATTATCGCGGGCGTCAGTGATCGTACCCGTGCCGTACTTATTGAACTCATAGTCTGATAATTGGAATAGTCCGATATACTTGCCAGTTCGGTTTTTGGGGTCGAAGTCGCTTTCGATTTTTGCAACGCTGCGCATAAAGTTGTAATCAATCCCGAAGGCGTCTGACGCATGCTTTATCTCCTGCATTGGCGTTCCTTCAGGTACGCCTTCAAGTGACGCTAATACAATCTTGGCCGGGCTTTTATCTGGTGGTGTCTCACTGTAAGCGTAGTCCGCCAGATAAGTAAACTCCATGTGTGGGCCGCTAGGTTCCACTAAGTTAGCATTACCAACACCACCGATCCCACCATTATTACTACCAACGCCGTTATTCCGGCCAACGCTATTGCTATTTCCATCTCCACTCTCCAATGACGCTAGTTGTTGCGGTGGCTCCCCACGAGGACTTGCGGGTGCGCTAGTTGAAACCTTAGCCGCGAGCGTGGACGGCACAGGCGCATCACCACCGCTAGTTACATGTCGCCCGTTACTGGTGACGGAAACATTAGGCAACACCTGCCTTTCTGAATGAACCAAATCAAGAACCATATCCTGATATTTGCTGATTGAATATTGCTGAATCAACACAACACTGACAAGGGCAGGCATCGGGAGTAAAGTACCAATACGCGTTACATCTACTTTCACGATTACGCCTCCAGGTTACGTTTAGAAGTCGTCCATATTTCCAATCCACCTATTCAGGTCTTCCGGGTCAGGTTTAACGTCCATTACAACGGCCTTGACAAGTTCAATATCTGACACTTCCTGCATCTCTTTAAGCGCGGCAATAAGTTCCTTAGCCGCTTTCCGTTCAAAGCATGATATCTCGACATCAGCGCCGCCAACCAACTTAGCCTTAACTGTCCACATTATCGTAAAACCTCGCGTACAACCGAAACAACAATCCCTACAGTGCAACTACCAACAGTCAGCAACAAACAAGCAGTTACAAAGTAAGCAACAACTTCGCCAAGGAACTTACTCATCACGCGGCTTCCTTAGGCGGCAACGCCTTCTTCGGGTTGACGATTGGCGGTTCACACTCGGCGGACAATACGGCAAACCCTTTCTCAGTCAATATCATGTTGTTACCCTTCTTCGTAATCATACCTAACTTAATCAATTCATGCACCCGATTGATGATTCTTAAGTCATTAATGGATACGTTAGCCATGGGTTTATCTCCCCCGTGGTGCATGACGTATTAAACGCCCTCCTGTAACAGGTGGGGTAGATGGGAGCCGATGGGTTGGCGGGAGGTTTTCACGGCGGCCATCGGCTCCCGATAGTGTGATCCTAGCCGCCGCTAGCTGCTTAGCGACACGATGCTTTTGCTGCATGATACGGCCAAAGCTGAATATAGCTTCTAAGAACCTCTGGGCCTGATTAGGGGCATTTGAGTCCGTCACGTGATGGACTCTCGCCTTAGCATGACGCCTAGCGACGTTGCGTCGGTGCCTACGTCTAGGTGTAGCACTGTTACTCATTTAGGCTTAGTCCCGTATATCGGCGGCAGTGGCATCAAGCTTTGGGGTATATCACCGACAATCTTAATCGTGTGTTCGCCACCTAGCTTAATAATACGCTTGTGGTACTCCGCGATGATTTCAGCGTCAGAGTAGTCACTGAGCGATTTAAGACTCGCACCTGTTGCCGGGTACTCAGTCATTTCCAATCCTTCTCCAATGCCCGCAGACGCTGGTCAAGGATAGTCACATACACGGCGGCAATCCATAGCAATGGAATGCCTACCAATGCATATACCATCATTGCGTCAAGGCTGCCAAAATTAGTATTGCTGTAACCAATACTATCCACGCCATTATCCACTTATCTGTGGGCCAATCAGGTATCATGGCTTTAATGGAAAGTAGTTAATGCGTGGGCACCACCCAACAGAAGCGATAGTATCCAGAAGGCTATTGCCAGCCAACCGAAGTGTACCCTAGGTAGTCTAATGCCTAGTGAGGCTATAACAGCGAACACAAAGGCAAACACAAGCAAGATTGTACCTATCATTTCAGTCTCTCCTTCATTGCGGTTTATCTACTTCCCACGTCCATTGCCCTAAATCATACTTGTAATATCCCGGTGCAAAGTCAGTTGACGGCATCCATACAGGCGAACCCCAGGCAATGTTATCAACCGGCCGTTCGATATGCAATTTGTTAATCCAATGGTCCAACATCTTGCCGTCCAACGGGCCGCCACAGCACGGACCTGCATGATGTATGTTCATCGTTGGTGCTCCTGATAGGCTTGACAACCGGGGCACAGTTTAGACGGTGGGTCAGCATAGTTAATCCCACAGTCATCACACTTGGCATACACCGGCCCCCTACGTCGCTTGCGCTTCCACTTTGGCTTTACCCAAATTAAACCCAAGCGGCGGCGGGCAGCAGCGTGCATGTATTTTGGGTGCCTCGTATCAAGCGTGTTCATCATTCCTCAACAAGGACATACCATGGGTCGCCCGGTTCGGCGTCCCAATTGTTGGGACCATGCTTGTCCGGGTCGTAGGGAACCTGTTTGATTATACCCAACGATACGGCTTTGTCTTGGACTTCACCACCATCAAGGCCACAGCCATCCCATGACTCCTTGAGGCACCACTTGGCAAAGGTTTTGTAATCAGGTTCCATTGCACTCATCCTGCTTTACTTTCTCCAAAAAATGCTTTGTGGCCATACCAATCGTCACGTGTGCGTACTGCTGAATCAAACGCTTCTAAACAATCCGCCAGGAAACGAGCAAGGATGAAGTCGGGGGTGTCTGACCCATTCTCCACACTGTGCCTATTTATCAAATCTTGAATATCTTTCCTAAACTCTACACTCATTGCACTTATCCTGTTATCGGTAAGCCCGCACCTGTTTGGTCAACCATCCAACGCTTGGGCAACATCAACTCGGTTATTGCCCATATCGCGGCATCAGCGGCATCGGGCGATGACTCACCCACATAGCCTTCGGGCAGGAACTGGATTAGCTGGTCCTCCAGCGTGGGAAACGGCTTGACGTGCTTGATCCTGCCCTTCTCGTACAACGCAGCCACGGGTTCTGCGCGGGCCACCTTGCCCCTACTGGCAGTGACCATCTTGATTGATGCATTCAGGTCGATTGTCCGTAATACGTGTTCCGCCATGGCACCGCCAAAGTTCCGTTCGACCACTATCCTGTCTGCCTTATACATACTCGCTAGATCGAATACCCTTCGCCCCCAACCCGCAGGCGATAACGAACATGTGGCGTCCTCTAGAACGTATCCAAGATCGTTAATGCCCAATCCGACACATACAATGCCAACCTTATTTGAGCTTTCACCGCTGCTTCCGGCAGTACCGCTTGGGTCAACACCAACCACAACACGCTTGAACTCAGGGTGACTAGTAACGCGGCTAGCCTCAAGCAAAGCCCTAGTCCATAACGCCCCAGGCATATCGTCAACGATTTCAGCATTGATTTCCTGCCTTCCAATGCGAGTACCTTCATACCTTTTAAGGTCCTCGTAGAACTTGGCGTGGACGTTGTTAACATTCTCGAAGCTAGACCCAATGACGACAACAGTGCTTGGTAACTTCTCAATCTCACGTAATATTTCTAAGGGACGTGGGGTCGTGGTAATAAGTCTTCGTGGTTGGTCACTACTGATTTCACGCATCCCAAATGCAAGGTTGTCCCAAGTCTCTCTTGGATTCTGAAACTTGGCGAACTCATCAAGCCACGCGGTGTCACCTGAAAAACCACGCAACTGGTCTGGTTCCTCATCGGAGTAAATGGTAGCCCATGATCCGTTAGACCAAGTGATCCTACGCTTGGAAGGCTCATAGTTAGGTCTTTCATCTGGTGGTGTGCTAGCGAGAATGCCGCCCGGACTTTCAATCATATTATCACGGGCATCGGCGGGGGTGCGCGCGACCATTGCCATCCACCGCGTAGTTTCCATGGCACGCTTGTGCACCCAACCTGAACCGCATCTAGTCTTACCGAATGATCTTCCAGCCCTGACAACCCATGTAGCCCAATCGCCGGGCGGCGGTTGCTGCTTGGGCCTTGCCCAATAGTTAGCCCATACGAAACGTAGTTCAGCCAACTGTTGGTCGGTCATACCAGCAATCTGCTGCTTGCGGTATTCAAGCGGCAAAGCACGAAACTTCTCAGACATAGACAAGTCAGCTAGGCGCATATTCATTGCACCTTAAAGCTATTGATTGTGAACGTGGCGCTGCCGCCGCTAAGGTATATGCCATGACCGGCAAAGTATTGCCCGCCGAACACGAAGCCAGCACCGAACAAATTCGACAGCAAGCCCTGGAACGCAGCCGTACTACCAACGCCATAGCAACCATACCATAACGTAGGATCAAGCTTGACGCTTATTACTTGATTGTCTCCAACAACCAGCGGAGTTCGTGCGGCAAACTGCCGATACCAATTATACTCACCGGCACAGGTCATCGTATCACCACTGCGCCACAGGAACAGGTGCATGGTTGGTGGGTTGATATCGGTTTGGCTGTTGCCACCCGATGCGGGCAACTGCGCCCATACCGGGTTATTTGCTTTGATGCTATAGTTCAACGTAAGCGTTTGGCCTATTTTAGGTGCGTTCGGAAGTTGCGTATAGACGTATCCAACATAATGGCCAGAACTTGGAAATGCAAAACTGTTACCGTTAACCGTTACCCCGCCGCTGCCACTATCAGCAATCCACTTGCCCTGCGTCGGATTGTTATTATTAGTGCACCCACCAAGCATAATACCCAACAGCCCGGCCAGAAAGCCAAGCATGAACCAATTGCGCTTCCTGCGCTGCTTAACGACTATGCTAATCGTCATTACTAAATCCTTCCCACGTTGACTCATCATACTGCTTTAGTTGGTATTTAAGTTCTACGATTTGGGCTTGCTTGGCGGCAACGTCCTTCTCCAAGCGTGCGACTTTTGAACGAAGCTTATCTATCTCTTCGTGCGCTTGAACCAGTTCAGCTATCAGGGCGTCGTCGCTCATATCTCAATCTATCCAAACTATCTTAAACTCCGCGCCAATACCTTTAGCGTTCTTATCCAAGGACTCAAGAAAGGAAGCCAACTCGCCTAATGCTTCTTCACAACGCAAGAAGCTGTGTGGCAATCGGTATAGATGCGGGTCATTGCCGGATAACTTGTATTCGATTTCAAAGGGCATCGCTGTTCTTTATGAATGGGTAACATATGGCTTAAACTTACCACAGTGCAGGCACACGTAATGCCACGGCTTAAACGCCCATTCGTGCCATCCGAAGAAACAGAATAGTCTCATGGCTTATTCCTCAGTGCCAGAACGGAACGAACACACCGCACAGAAAGCCAGCGATGAAAATAACAACAGGGCCGAGGTCGAGTTTTGCTAAATCCCATCGTGTTGGCACGGTCATTTTCCCTTCCTTCAACCGTACAGCCATAAGGCAAAGACGACACCGCCCGCGATTATGGCAATACCAAACCCAACGAGAACCAACTCAGCAACAATCCGATGGCCCATCGTTCATTCCCTAATGAGGCCAATCATTCGACGCTGGTCCTTCGCCTGGGCCAGCGTCCGGTATGGGGCGCGGCTTAGGTTTTGGTTTTGGTCGTGGCCTCTGTTTGCTCACGTGCCCTTCATCGCATCATGCATTTCAGTTAGCGTCTCAGGTATACCATACGTCAATTGCCAATCGGGGTAATGCGACTGAAACTTACGGACATCGCTGATGTACCAGATATGGTCAGCTAGACGTGGCGTATCGACATAAACCGTGTTCAGCTTGCGGACGGTCAATGCTTCACACTGCTCGATAGCTTCCAGTATCGAACAGTTAGCATAGCGCGAACCGCCAATGTTGTAGACCTCACCCCAACCGGGACCTTGAAAGAAATGCCAGAACGCATTGACCAAGTCGTAACTGTGTATGTTGTCCCTGACCTGCTTACCCTTGTAGCCCATGATGCTATAGGGCTTGCCGCTAACCGCACATTTCATGAGATACGATAAGAACCCATGCAACTCAGTGCCAGAGTGACCGGGACCTGTTAGACAACCACAACGGAAACAAACCGTCTTCATACCGTAATAGCGGCCATACTCTTGCACCATAATATCAGCCGCAGCCTTGGACGCGCCTAATAAGCTATGAGTGGAATGGTCGATACTCATGAACTCGTTTATGCCAGCAGCACCTACACCATTTGCAGCACCGTCATAATCATAAGCAGAAGCCATAGCTGGCGACATCTCCCAACGACTCTCAAGCTCAATTAGCGGCAAACGATTGACGCTATCACCATAAACCTTGCTAGAACTGCAAAAGATAAATGGTGCGTTAGGGCAATGCTTACGGGTTAGTTCTAACAGGTTGACTGTAGCCTTGGTGTTGATATCGAAGTCGGTTAGCGGGTTACGTCCTGCCCAATCATGTGACGGTTGTGCGGCAGTGTGAATGACAACAGCAATGTCCTTGCCATACTTGGCAAACACATCTTCCATAACCGCTTCATTGCGTATGTCGGCCCTGACATGCTTATACCTAGGCACTGTCTTCTTGAGTTGGTCACGCCGCCATAAGGTGCTTGCATCGTCACCAAAGAAGTACCTACGCAGGTTGTTGTCGATACCGACAACGTCGAGGCCCTTAGATGCAAACAGCTTGACGGCTTCCGACCCAATCAAGCCCGCCGAACCTGTTACAATGGCTACGGTCATGACTTAATATACGACTTAATGATACACCCTATGACCCCAAGTAGGGCTACCGACCAACCGACTAATGTTAATCCATCCATCCAATGATTCCACTGCACACTCACAATTGCTTCTCTATAGTTACGATTACATTATCATACGCAGCCAAATCTGGCTCTTCATTGCCTACATAAAACGAGATGTGACCTTCCAAGTGTACATACCAACCTAAATCCTCTGTTGTCGTCTTAATATCTTCACCGACCTTGGATGCACTGACAACCCTGTGCTTATGCTCGACGCCTAACACCTTGGACGCAAACTTATAGGATACGAACTTGCTCATAGATATGGCGTCCACATTGGTTGTATCTGTTCTACGGTTTCCTGCACTGCAATATGTTCGCCGCTAAGGGTTACAATAGTGTTTGCGTTTGGTGCCCACGTACCGGGAATAGGTTTGCTTAGCATCTGTATCCAAGTCGATGCAATCAGCACCTTGTTACCACTAAGATCAGTCAACGTCAGTATCTTCATTACAAACTCCAACAGAACAAATGATTATGATTAGGTGGTAAGTCCATGCCTAGGACAGACCCAACACAGTGTTCAATCTTATCCTGTGACGGCATATCACCAACAGGCGGCAATGGCCTTATCTTAATGATGATGTTCTCATGCAGCGGTGGCATATCTAGCAGTGCAACAGCAGGCGACCAACGGTCAGCAAAGGTTAACGTAGTCCATGCTGAATACACATCGGTGCAAGCCAAGAACAACACCGCACTGCCTAAGGCAGCGCCCACATAAACCAACATATGATCTATGAACCACCGGGTCATTTGAAGCTAACTCTCCATAGAGATACATAGCTCAAAACCTCCTTGTCCACATCGCTTTTAGCCGCACTTCGTAATGCCGTGACAACCTCTTCGGCGGTACGCTCAGCGGTGTTGTTCCATGAGATAACGCTATTCATGCCGGGTTTATCTCCCCATATAGTTTTTGCCACTTGCACCAAGGCTATAAGCATATCATCGTTTTTGTCATTGGTGGCTCGACCGAACGCTGCTGTTGAGATAGCACCCAACAAGCATAAGCGACCTGTATAGTCTTCGAGCACACCCTTGCAATGACCACGTGACTCAATCAGGTTCGCGGCATTCCGCAAATAAACCCGCCACATCTCAAGTGGGATTGTATGAACTTCGCCTGTGCGCTTTTCATCTAGATACATTACGCTTTCTCCTTCGGTGCCAAATGCTGCTTGCGCCACGCCTTGTTCATCCAATTGCGCCGCCACTTACCCAAGTCCATCCGGTAATCTCTGCGGTTGTTGTAATCATACCGCCTAGGCTTTTGTTCTATTGTCATACTGCCCACATAATCACGATAACCCCCAACACGGCGACTAACTGAAGAACATCACCTATTGCCATTACGCTTTATCCTTTTCTTACAGCGCACATCCACTGCTTTAGCCATTTCTTCCAAGAACCACGCTTGTGCCTGTTTAGCCCCTCGATATCCACGCCTGTTCAATCCGGCTTTACGTAATGGTTCTAACGTACACAAACTGCTTACAGCGTAAAGCAAATCAATAGCGTCCAAACCTTTAGGTAATATCATTGCCATGGGATTGTACCTGTAAACACTATTCCACCTTCAGCAATCACCAACGCATCCATGGGACGTACATCACAGGCCGTCGTAAGCGGGGCAACACAAAACGCCACACCATTCTTGGTTGTGGATAAGGTAGCACCATCAGCAGTGACCCTCTCACTACATTCCCAACTTACGCGATTGCCATTCTCAAAATGATTAGGGCCTATCGCAATCATCCACAAGGCGCGTCGTTCCCACACTTCCTTGGGGCCACTAAGTATACCAACCCAGACAGGTTTGGCTTCCTTAAGTGCAGCCTTGATGATGTCACGTACACGCGGGTTTAGGTCTAGGTCTAACGTCAGCACGTTTACAAACTCCCTACCTGTTCCTGTTCTTAAGTTCGTTAAGGCTTTGTTCTATTTGTGACAGCTTGGTTTCGAACAATGTATCCTGCTTGTTCGATTGCTGTAACACTTGGCTTATCTTATCGGTATTTAACGCCACCTGACGGTCCAGATTCCACAGCATAGTTATAGCAGCCACAATAGCCGCAGCAATGAGAGTGCGTAAAATGTATAAAGCAAAGTTACCGTTCATCGTAGCCTTGGCTGAGCAACCACCCTCAGATGCTTATCACACCAACTGCATCTACCGACTGTGGGCTGTCCACAAAACCAACCGTCCTTGGGTTCGCTAGCCATATAGCGGCATTGACCAAAGCGTATATCAAGCAGGTGCACGGATTCGCTAACAACAGCTTCCGCTTGCGGCAGGTCAATCCACTTGAATATCTTCTTGGATTTGGCCCGCGCCGTGAACGGCTTGTTGATAGGGTCTGTTGCCTTAAGCTTGCGTGCAGGGTTAGGCAGCGAGGCATGAATACCTGTTTGCCTACCTTTGCCTAAGCCTAACCTTGTTAACTTGCCAATGATGGCGTTACGGGTAAGCTCCAAGCCAAAGGCTGTATTGATAGCCTTAGCTATCTGACTGGATGACTTGCCAAGTGTATGTTGTTCGCGCAGCATCGCCACTGATTCAGGATTATTGATCCACACGAACTGCGCACCTACGCCCAAGCGTAGGTCATACTTCTTGCGCTTGATCTGGCGTGGCGTAACTGCATAGTCGAATGCAGCGGCTATCTCGAAGATGCTTTTACCTGCAACATGCAGATGCTTGAGCAAGTCTAAATGCTCTGGTGTCCAAAACGTTTCACGTATCTCTATGCTATAGGTCATAACCTAATCATACTCCCGAATCCTTCATGCTCTCAATCACGCCACGTTTTTCTACCTCGGTTAGTGCGCCAGGAACATGAAACATCAGGATATCGCGTACTAGCTTTCGCACCTGCGATGGTATGACGGCAACCCCACAAGTAATCAGTGTTGCACCAAGCCAAGTACGAAACCTATCAATCATACCCACTTCGGCGTTCTCCTTGATGCGAGCGAAGGCGAAGGAAGCGCAACGACGAATGTCCCTGCCGCTAACTTACCTTGATGCAGGGTGCCCGCATTATCGAACCACCGAACATCTATGCTGCTATCGACATTGACATAGTTAACAGTCATGCGTGGACCGCCAGAGTTAAGCTGCACCATATCACCTACTTTGATTGTGCCATTAGCCATGTTGATTGCTCCATTCCTTGTACCATTCGTCAGTCATGTATCCCCACGTGAAATCCATTACACCATAAGCACGCCAAACGTATTCACGCCATACCCAACAATGGCGGTGTTCACCACAATCTGCTCGCACTGGTCGCCATGCATACCAACGATACCATTCGCCAGGGACATACAACAGTGTTTGGGTTACGGCTGTTCTCATCGTGTTTCAACCCAATGCGTCCTTTGCCTTGGCAATGCGTGCCAACAGTTCAGCGGCTTTAGACATCAATGGCCACCAGATGTTCTCATGGTTAATGCACTATTATTAACCACGGAATGACGAAGTAGATGAACAGGCTCAATACAATAAGTGCCACCAACGCTACCTTCTCTATCACTTCTAAATCCATCATACGTCAATGCTATCTTCATTGCGTTCATGTGCGATGCTGCGGAACATATCACGTAACTTAACATACGTTGTGCTGCGGTCGTCGTGCAGTTGCCACAAGCCTTGGCTGTCCTTAGTCAGATGCCGCATTGGGTCAAAGCCCATATCGGCTAGGAGTGCGTGCTTTGCGTTGTAACCCCTATCTATCTTCTTGCCATGCCAGAAGTGCAATAACGTACCTTCCATGACTAATACGTTATGACGGATATGCGTACGACAACGCTGATACCATTGATTGACTATCTTCTGATAGTTGCGGTGCAGGTCTGTCCGCATCATAGTCTCAGTCTTTTCGATTAGTGCATGTGCCATATGCCAATCGCCGCCACCCCATATCGCTATGTCAATCAAGCCACCGACTGCATCCCAAGCCGAACGTGTGCAACCCCACGCTAGGCCTGGGAACACTCTACCCGCGTAATAGGTAAAGCCCAAGTCAGTGGCGAGCTTCTTATAGTCCTTGGACGATAGGCTAATATCCTTCTTGATTAGGATATCCTGCCCTAATGCTTTCATGTCGGCCATGACTTCAGGCGTCATCGTGCTGACTAATGCGCCATCCTTCCATGCACGGACGAAACCTAATCCATTAGCATGCTTGTAGTTCTGGTCTAACAGTTCGTAGTTGGGGCTGACATCACGTGCATGGCTGAACATCTGTAGAAACGCTTTGCCGCTTTGCGTGCCTTGTTGCAGCTTGTGGATAGCCTCGCCAACCCAATTAGGCCTGATGAACAACACGTCGCTATCCAACCAACATACCTGTTGCCAGTCATAAGGTAAGGATTGCACGCCGATGTTGATAGCGTTTTCCTTCAGCCACAACTCATCCTTGGAATGTAAGCCGATATACTTATGCTTGAACTCACCGTGGATGCCACAGTTGGCAACCATACTATCCAAACCTGAATCGGCAAACACAAGGTCACGTCGATTAAGGCCAACCTCGACTAGGACAATAACTGCACCTGAATCATGGAAATGCCTGAGTGCACGTTGGGTATGCTTAACCCTAGACTTCCACCGCCATGGGTTGAAGTATGGGACAACCGCGAACAGCGGTTCATGGACTTGATCGCGTGCGATACTGACAGCCATGACATTGACCGCCTTTTATGTGGTCTTATTACTCTAACCAACCTGCCGCTGCGGGTTCGGGCAGCGTCAATGTATAATAACGATATGGCCTGTTAGAATGTATGTTTGCATGATACCGCCTAAACCGAAGGCCATCATTAGCCATAGGATAAATGTAATTCTTTCCATTCGCCATCTCATCGTTTGCTAACCGTGCCCACCGCGTTCATGCTCAGGGCCGGGTCGTTCTTCCCACCCTTCAACCAAAGCGCCGGTCTGTTCTTCTAAGACTTCACCTACTGCACCCTTCATCAACTCCATGAAGGCACGCTTGCGTTCGGGGTTGTCTAGGACAAGGCCCATAGCAATAGACCCAAGCAAGATTGCATCTTTCATTGAGTCAACTACGGCAAAATAGGCATTCCACATCGTCCCTTCGACACGGAAGGCTACACGTCCAAGCGGCTTTGGTACTTTGGTCATTAATTACAACCTCCTGTAGTCATCACTTCTCCAACGTTTGCAGCGTTGGCAACGATAGTGTGAATGACCATCATTATGATAGCGAAACGCCCAATCATGCCCGAACAGCCAACAGAAGATAATCATAGTTCGCGTAGCACCCAGCATAATACGTTGATCTGGCCCACGATGGATGCACGCGCCAGCGTGTCATGATGATACTGAGATGCCAGCCGTTCTAGCACGACAATCTCAGCTTTAATCTGCTTTCTAGTCCGCCGCTTGTTACTCATTGTTCACTCCTTTAGTGTGCACGTGGGATACCTGTTAAACTGAGAAAGTAAGCTAGGTCCAACCATGTGTCAGGGTCTACCTCATCCGTACCTTCAGCATCCATGACGTTGCGCCATGACTCTGGTTCGAATGTGCGTGTACCATCATCATATACCATACACTCAAGGTGCAATGAGCCAACCTTCACAGGGCCTTTCCATATGACTTTGTGTGGGGTCATGGGTGTCCTAGGACTGCTAACCGCGCAATAAAAGCCACAAGGCCTACTACTACGATAAGCCCGGTAACGAAGGCCAAACATCCTATCCATGCATATTCGTCATTCATCTGGCTTAATGATACTCCAAAAGTGCGAAATGCCTTTGTATCTCTGCGGGCATACTATCCCAGTTCTGACGATTGATTAAAATCTTATGGTCTACATACAGGGCACCTTGTTCAGCATGCTCCACATGATTGATGATGGTTGCCAACTCATACGCGGTTATGTCTGCCACTGGGCGAAACTGTATCCACAGGCGAGACTCTTTCTTGGCCATATGTGGCTCATGTGTTCTTCCGGCTTATGCAGTGGTTTCATTGCCAGGAAGCGTGGGGCCGTATGGACTAAACCAACAGTCCCCCAACTGTGGGTTATCACAACCAAACCAACTGTTGTCACCAGTGCCCCATCGCATCATTGCCACGAAGGTTGCGGCGTCAGCATCAGTCATAAACACGGCAAACAACTTCTTATCGGGTGGCTGCTTAGTTCTATCCCAACGATACACGTATTGCATTCAGTTCACCTTCTTCGGTGGGAATAGCTCGATTAGCTTCATCGGGTCTCTCAAGTCCTCTATCTCTACGCTAAGCGGTGCCATGAGGCGGTTTCTTACCCAATCAGCGTCTGTCTTGACATTGACGGTTTGGATAGGGCCGTTGTCCTTGCCGGTTACTTGGGTGGCTACCTTCCTAGCTTCGAAATAGTGGGCGCAATCCTTGGTAATGGCGTGACGTGTTGGGCCGTCCAATGGCCATTCCTCATAATCATACTCGCCACTGGGCAGCTTCATTGGCTTACCCTTCTTATCCTTCTTGACGATTGGCATGACGCCATCTTGCGCCCATTCAAGCATAAGCAGATGCGGCAGCTTACCTTGCAGGCGGGCTTCTCGCTTAGCTAGGTCGAGTGACCAAGTTGGTTTGTTGGGTACACCCGCTTTGCGGCCTGCGCCTTCACGCTTGCCGCCATTACCACCTTTAGGGATATAGCGCGCCATGATGATTAACCTATGGGGATATAGCGTGTCATGAGTGATAGTCTTTCGGTTTTGCCTTTATTTATCAATGAGGGTTATCAGTTTGCCATTATCGTCGTGGTATTGATACCACAACCTTTCTAACTCATCTAAATCAGTTTTTGGCCAACCAATAGATAAGCAATAACTTAACCACTGAGCACACGCTAATATAGCCTTAGACTTACTCATTTCGTCCATCCTAATGCTTTAAGGGCTAACTCGGCATCGGGCGCATACCTAATACCAACCTGTGGGCGCTTGAACTTAAGTTGTGCCCACGCCTCATCGGCTGACTCTCCTTGTACACGTAGAATAGCATAGGCTAATGATGGTCCGCGATTAACACCGGCCGCACAATGACACATAACAACATTGCCGGGGCTGTATAATGCATCCATGGCAAAGGCTATTGCCTTCTCAAACCAGTCGGCTGACTTAGGTTGACCATCATCTGCTGTTGGGTCCCAACAATAGGCTTTAACGGCAGGGACAATGAATGGCAGGTCATTACGTTCTATTTGCGCGTCGATAATGTGAGTAATACCCGCATTGATAATAGTCTGCATATCGTCGGCACCATTGATTTGTGCACCGCAGACTAGGCGTTCGGTTATGTAATTGAAGTCAGCCATCACGCGCTTTCATAAGCTTGTCTTGCAATGCCAGCAATTGTTCACGTGGCATAGTGTCCAACACTATGGTCAGCGCTATCCCAACGCAGGTTAGCATTAGGTTGATTTCATCTTTGGTAAGGTCAACTATCAATGCCTTGTTTCCTTGGGTTGTCTTAACACCCACAAGAGAAAGTCTATGATAGCCTTATCGGTCTTGGTCATAGATGCCCAAACAACATGAGCAATAGTAGAATTACAATAACCCATATCAATATGCGTCCAATGCCGGGGTCCATTAGTAATCCCTCCGCTTGAACCAATCTAGGCGTGCAAGCCTGATACGTTCATCCTTTATGTGCTTATGCCACTTCATGATTAACTGCCATGCACGCACAGCAAAGTAACCGCCAACAAAGGCGGCTACGAATAGTAAAACATGGTTAATGCCGTCCTGTTCAAGGGCTGTCATTTGGTCGCCGTAGATTTAGCAGGTGGCTTATCCATTTTACGCCTACCATACTCAGCCGTCTTGCGGCGTAGATTGTCGATGCGGTTATGGACAGCGCTAAAGCTATTACCAATGTCTTTATCCCAATCTTTACCTTTATTGCCTTCGAGGCCGTGTGTTGCAAAGGTATCTGGATCATTGCTGCGGGTATGCTCTGTTATGTTAGGGTCATCGAACTCGTTATATGGCGTGCCCGCCTTGAGTTGGTCATTAGTCCATTGGCTTATGCTCTGATCCTTGGTGCGGTATTTAGGTGGGTCAGGTTGGAACTTGTTAACCTTTTCATAATGTGATTTTGCTTGGTCTGCTTGTTCACGCTGCATATGAACACTGACACGCTCACCTCGCGCATTAAGAACCACAAACCCTAACCGTGTCTTTCTAACATAAAACTTTCCGCTTAAACTTGGTGCACGAGACTCACTACCATGCCCTAATGCATCTTTAGCTTTGCCTATCCCAAAATATGCTCTTGCTGCTTCGGGGTGAAGCATCTGATAGCGCCGTTGGACTGCTTCATGCTGCTTATGAGTGATAAAGTTCGCGCCAGGATAACGCGCATCGTTACTTGGTGAGTGGTGGGCAATGACATAGTTGCCAAGGTGTTGGCGCGCAAAGTCAACGAAGCTTGGGGCACCACCATGAGGTTCGCTACCATGACCTAATGCGTCTTTAGCCTTCTGCACTCTATCCAACATCTTATATGCATCGCTAGCCATCTGCCGTTGTCCGGGTGAAAGCCGACGCCTATTAGACATTTCATACCTTAAATCACGGCGCGCTGACGGCTGTTGGTCTTCATACTCATCTTCCATGCCTGCGCGTGGGTGCCTGACCTGATTGCCCCCTATCTGTCCTAAGCGGCTGCGGTCGCCTTCTGACCCTGCATTCCTAGGTTCACCGGCAGCGGTAGGCTGTGGGCCTGCCGACCATGGGCCATGTACATCTTTGAGTTGGGCAGGCGTGTAGACTTTGACCAAGTTAGCCTTAGCCAAAGCTACACGTCTGTAGAGTTTCATCATGTTAGGATTCATGTTAGCGAGTTAAGGTAACCTGCTTCTTCGCTGTGAAGCGGCCATACACTACACCAGCAAGGCCACCAAACGTCAGAATGCTGTCAAGCATCTGCTGCCAAGACGAGAAGAAGTTAGTAACAGCGTTTGGGTCTACTTTGACACCAAAGCCGGGCATCAAGATACCTACGAAGACAGCAACAGCGGACCACAGTGTAGTCGAGGCCCAAAACGGCTTTACATTATCCATAGTAATCTCCTTGGGTTATTCGTGGCACAATACAACAGCGGCGGCCACCGCATCCGCAATCCTGTGTAACTCGTCATCGCTAACAGGAAACTCTCGCCAATGGCCAACGCCATGCAGCTTCATGTCCAAGACTTCATCCTTGGCTGCAAGGAATGCCATCGCACGCTGCAACGTAGTTGCTTTCTGCGTTGCGCCGGGGTTCATCGCTCATGGTATTCCGGGTTTTGTTTTTGCCCGATGTAGCGGCCATGCTTAACACTAGGGTGTTCCCACCCAGGACGTTGCCGCCCTTTAAGGGCCTTATCACGCATATTGTCCGCTTGTGTACCTAACCACAAATGGTCTGGTTTAACACAAAGTGGGTTGTCACAAGTATGAAGCACATGAAGATTATTAGGTATCTCACCGCAGTATATTTCCCATGCTACACGGTGAGCGCGCCGTTGGACCACTCCAAATGGCCGTGCAGTAAAACAACCATAACCACAACGAAACTTAAAAACCGGCCCGGTCCATAACCAACAATCATCGCTGCGCCGAACATAATACTCAAACGCAGCCCTCAAAGTCTGAGTGATTGGGTTTTTAGTTGAAAAAGGTCGCTTCATGCGTGCACGCGCGCCGCTTGTGTGTGCATTGAATCTATACTGTTAACACTCCAATCACCGCCCCATATCCAACCTTCAGCCTTGAAGGCAACCACTAGTGGGCTGTTATCAGTAAATAGGTGATGTACATCATGCTGTGCATTATCGGCAGCGTCCCAATCAATGGCAGCCCCATAAGCATGCATAGATAGGCTTGCGCCACCACGCTTGTTGCGGAAATTATAGCTACCATCATACTGATCATAATGTAGTGCCTTTATCTTATCTACATCGTGGCCTACTTGGTCCCAAACAGTATTAAGCACTCGTGTCAAGCTGGCAGCACATTTGTTATGAATCGCAATGTTTCGCAAGGGTGTAGTTCCAATAACTAACGGCCACGGGCAAACAACATGGGTCATGTTAGCTTCATACCAACCCACTTGATATGGGTTACCATAGAAGGCTGTTGCATCCCTTTGCAACGGCCAAGTTGGCGGTACTTCAGCTAACCTGTTGATAGCGTCAATGTCAGGAAAGACAAAGACATCGTCGTTATCCTTTAGAACAGGTATCTTGCGTTTGCGCTTCATTACATCATCCCCACTATATGCAATACCGCAAGCAGGCCGAACGACACCGCAACAATGAATGCAAACAAAAGCACATAGAAAAAGAAGTCAGCTATGGCATGCGGCTCTTCGCCCGGCTCTATTATCACGCTTCATCCTTCTTGCCGAACAAATGCGTATGTTCGGGGAAATCGCGCAAGAAACCATGCAGCTTTGCGCCACGTTGTGCAGCCTGGGCCTTTTGCTT